ACTGGATCGGGATTGCCGCCGATACGGCATCCGAAAGGTTCATGCCAACGGAGGGATCCGAATCCCCAAAATCGACCTGCTCGTGCATATGGGGCTGGTCGCACGGCCGACGGAGCCGCGCCAAAGCGAGTTGCAACGGGTATTGGGCAGATTCGGACGACGATGAACTACCTCACGGAGATAAAACTCTTCAACGAGTGGCTCGAAACCGAACAGCTGCCGTCCAATGCCATCGTGCTGTGGTATGCCTTGATGTTCACGGCGAACCGCTGCGGCTGGCGCGACGAATTCGCGGTATCGTTCTCCGTATTGCAGAGTCGCACGAAACTCGACCGATCGACCGTCTGGCGGATGCGTAAGGTTTTGGCGGATAGAGGTATCATCTCCGTAGAGGAACGGGGCGGCAATCGGAGCGCGCTTTATCGGCTGCATTCGTTCGAGCGGATGTTTGCGTCGCAACGTACTACGCTGACTGCAACGCAATCCGACTCGAATCCGTCCGAAGCGTTGCAATGTGCGACGCTGTCTGCAACCGTACATAGACTGAACAGAGATTCTTCTGAAAAAGAAAAAACAAGCAAAAAAGAAAAAGGGCGTTCGACGGGCGAAGAGAGAAAAAGTTGCGCGAAAAAGAGAGAAATGCCGCGTCTGAACCGAGCGCAGTTCCTCTCGACGCTCGATCCGGCGTGGCGGGAGCCGATGACCGTATGGTTGGAGTACAAGCGTATTCGTCGCGAGAGTTATCGCAGCGAATCGGGAGCGAGGAAATGTCTGTCGCTGCTGCGCAGCCTTTCGGGCGAGGATCCGACAATTGCCGCAGCCATCATCGACCGCAGCATCGCCAACAACTGGGCGGGACTGTTCCCGTTGCAACCGGCACAGCCTGCGCGAGGACAGCATCCCGGACAGATCATCCATCCTGCGACCGACGAACGTACCCGACGATTGTTGGAAAAACTCGACCGTAAATGAAATGTGGGACAATGACCTCTTTGCGCAAATACCGTCGGAACTATTTTCACACGACAAAAACGACACACCGCATGAACCGAATCGTATCGCTTATCGACCGCATGGTCGCAGACAAACGCCTCGTCGTCCGTTCGCCGCACGACCTCTCGTGGGGCGACAGGGACTATTGCGAGGGTCTGTTCTGCGAAATCTTCCGGCGGGTCGATACTTCGATCGTGCGCTACCGCCACCTGCCCGAGTATGCCGGGATCATCGACTGGATGACCTCGACCGAAGGACGCGGACTGCTGCTCTACGGCGATTGCGGACGCGGTAAGAGCATCATCCTTACGGGCGTCGTTCCCGTATTGCTGGCGATGAAGGAGCGGATAACGGTTGCCATTCACGCCGATGAACTCTCCAAGCCTTACGACCTCGCCCTGCGGACCGCCGGATACGATGTGCATACGACGAACCTCGACTACCTGACCCGCACGGCTTATCCCATTATCGACGAGTTGGGCGTCGAGCCGCTCGTGAACGACTACGGCGAGAAGTACGAGGGCTTCAACCGCGTCATCAACGCTGCCGAACGCTATCTGCGGCCGTTGTTCATCTCTACGAACCTTACGCGCGAACAACTGCTTCGCCGTTACGGAGAGCGGACTTTCGACCGGCTGACACGCTTGTGCCGTCCGGTGAAGTTCGAGGGCGAGAGCCTGCGCTGACAATCGAAAAACAGAACACGATATGAAACTGCAACGAATCATTCATCATTTGGAAGACGGCCGCCGCAAGTATGTGACCCATAACGGCGAGATGGAAAAGTGGACGGAGGTCGAAATCGAAAACCTCCGTCGCAATACGGAACAGCACGGTCCGGCAGCCTATACCGCCGACTTCGCCAAGTACGGCATCTCTGCCCGCGAACTTCGCGAACGCTATCCCGATGCGAAGATCATCCGCATCGTCGGCTTCGAGACCGAGGATCACGACCTGCCGTTGAACCCCGAAATCATCTTCTGACGATGCCGAAGCTCAAGAAAACCGTCCGCCGTCCGTGGCTGCCGGAGCACAAACCGCAATCGGGACGCCGCCACGCCAATACGGAGTTCTACCGTTCTGCCGCATGGCGGAAACTGCGCCTCGTCAAGTTGGAGCAGCAACCGCTGTGCGAGGAGTGTCTGAAACACGACCGGCATACTCCGGCACAGATGGTCGACCACATCGTCCCGATCAATCGGGGCGGGGCGCCGCTCGACTTGCAGAACCTGCAATCCCTCTGCAACTCCTGCCACAACCGCAAGAGCGCTCGGGAACGAAGATAACACGATGTCGAACCTCTAAAACGAATGCCTATGATTTAATCGGAACCGGATGGAGCGGATGCGTGGTTTGCAATCAGTCCAAGGGCAATGTCGGCACCCGTTCCATCCCTTTTTCGAGTAGGCATGAACCGAAATGCGAACGACCCTTAACCTGAATGAAATCATCTCCGAATGGATTTCGGAGTGCGACATACTCCCCGCCACCAAACGGGACTACCGGCGCAAAATCGCGCTGTGGTTCCGGTGGCTGTCGGCGCACGATGTCGATACCCGTTCGCCGGAGCGTCGGCACGTTCTGGAGTACAAACAGCAGCTGCAAGCCGAAGGCAAGAGCGTCTATACCGTGAACAGCCTCGTTACGATCCTCAAGCTGTTTTACGGCTTCTGCGAGCGACAAGGCTACTACGACAATATCGCCGCAGGGATCCGCAGCAGCAAACGCCATACGGAGTACAGCAAACTGCCGCTGACAGCGGAGCAGGCGTTCCGGCTGTTGGACAGCATCGATACTTCGACTGCCATCGGACGCCGTGACCGACTGATGATTTCGTTGATGCTCTTCAACGGGCTTCGCACCTGCGAGGTGGAGCGTATCGATATCGGCGACTTCGCCGAACGCGAGGGGCAACCGATTCTCCGTATCCAGCGCAAGGGACGCACGGACAAGAACGAAATCGTCGTGCTGCATCCCGACACGGTCGCGTGGCTGGAGGAGTATATCGCCGATAGGGACTTCGACAGCGGCACTCCGCTCTTCGTATCCCACAAGGCGCAATGCGACAACCGGCTCGTGCGGCAGACGATCGGGCGGATCATCAAACAACGCCTCGCCCGCATCGGCATCTCGCATCCGAAGATTTCGGCGCATTCGCTGCGACACACGTTCGGGGCGCTTATGGTAGAACAGGGCATAGACATCGAGACGATCAAGGATATGATGGGACACTCCGATACGAAGACCACGCGCATCTATATCGAGATGGCGCAGCAGCGACGGCTGCTCCATCACTCGCCGTCGATGACTATAGGCGATGCGATATTGAACAGCGGCGGCAAACTGCACCGATGATTGAAGTACAGTGAATTAATGAATTACGCTAACTATTTAATACGCAAAACTTTGACGATTTTCGCAACTCTTTGGAATCCAATACATGAACATCAAAGAGTTACATGATCGAGGTACGCTCCCGACCGAAGACGGGGAGGGGCCGAAAATCCTTCGGACCCTGCGAAAAGCAATCGCGCCCCAAGTCTTCTGTACGCGCGTGCAGAATTGAAAAATAGGGATATCAAACTACCGTTTAACATCCCTACCAACCATTAGACGAGTATCTGAAGTATGAACACAATGAAATCGATCAAACCTCAGATTGTCATCGAGATTTCGATTCATCGCCATACTTTAGATACTATGGTTTTAAATTTTTGTAAATTTTCCATAGTATAAAAAATATTTATGGTTTCTGCCATATAGCATTGTTGCAAAGATAGGAAATTTAATGAAAGGTCGCAAGAAAATACCTGATGAATTGAAATCCTTACGGGGTACGGACCAGCCATGCCGGATGACCGGTGACGCCGTTCCTGCCGGAACCGCTGTCGCGGCATTGCCGCGCTCCGGACTGAAAGGTACGGCGAAGAAGGTGTTCGAGGTCGTGGCGACGGAGTTGATCCACAAATGCCTGCTCGACGTCGTCGGCGTAGACTTGGTCGTCGCCTACGCTCGCGAGATGGGGCTGTACCACGACATGATGCGCGAAACCGAAAAGGAAGGATACACCATCGAAGTGACGACGAAACACGGTACGGCGACGGTCGTCAACCCCAAGCGCAAGGTCGCGGAAGCGGCACTCGCCAACGCCAAGGCGCTTGCTGCCGAGTTCGGATTGACGCCTGCCAGTCGCAGCCGCGTGGCGACCTTGATTTCGGATAATACACCGAAAGACGACTTCGCCGAGTTCGAGGAGATAAAGTAGATTATAGCAATATGGCCGCTGTCAAGAAATATCCCGCCGAACTTTATGCCGAGCAGGTGCGCTCCGGCGAGATTCTCGTCTGCGAGTATGTCCGCCTCGCCGTCGAGCGTTACTACGCCGACCTCGACCGTGCACTCGACAGAGGTCGGTATTTCGATAAGAAAGCCGCAATGCGAGCTATCCACTTCATCGAAAAACTCAAACATACCAAGGGCGAGTGGGCGGGCCAGCGGTTCCGACTGGAGCCGTGGCAGCAGTTCGTGCTGTGGAATATCTTCGGGTGGAAGAATGCCGACGGCACGCGACGTTTTCGATACGCTTATATCGAGATCGCCCGCAAGAACGGCAAAACCGCACTGTCCGCCGGCATCGGGCTGTATATGCTCTTCGCAGATGGCGAGAGCCGCCCGGAGGTCTACTCGGCCGCGACGGTCAAGGATCAGGCGAAGATATGCTTCTCGGATGCTGTGGAGATCGTCAAGGCGACCGATCTGAAAAACTACCTTACGCCATACCGCAACTCGATCGTCTATGAACTCAAAGGCGGTACGATGAAGCCTCTCTCGTCGGATTACGGCACGCACGACGGTCTGAACCCGAGCTGCGGCATCATCGACGAGTTCCACGCCCACAAGGACAGCGGAATGTTCGACGTCATCAAGTCGGCTTTCGGCGCACGGCGGCAACCACTGATGTTCATCATCACGACGGCGGGCTTCGACAAGTCGGGAGTCTGCTACGCCTATCGGGAGAACGTCATCAAAGTGCTGCGCGGCGTGAACGAGGACGATTCGTTGTTCGGCATCATCTACACGCTCGACGATAAATCGGAGTGGGACGACCCGAAGATGTGGATCAAGGCCAATCCCAACCTCGGCGTGAGTTTGAGCGCCGACTACCTCGCCGACCAAGTGAAAGACGCTAAGAACCGCCCCGAAGCCGTCCGCAACGTGATGACGAAGAACGTCGATCTGTGGGTCGACGCCGAGCGGACGTGGATACTCGACGACGTTTGGCTGAAGTGCATCGGTACGACCGCTCCCGCCGACCTTAAAGGCTGCGCCTGCTGGGGCGGTTTGGATCTCTCGAACGTATCGGACATCACGGCCTACGTGCTGCTCTTCCACGAAAACGACCGTTTCCAGTTGCTGCCGCACTTTTGGATTCCCGAAGAGAAGATGCTGGAGAAGATCCGCAAGGAGAATATCAACTACGACAAGTGGGCGGCAGAGGGTTATGTAACCGTTACGCCGGGCAATGTCATCGACTACGACTTCGTCGAGGCGGATATCCTGCGTATCGTGGCCGACTACGATCTGCGGACATCGGCTTACGACCGCTGGAACTCTTCGCAGACGATCATCGACTTGCAGAACGAGGGAATGGCGTGCAACCCCTTCGGACAGGGCTACGGCTCGATGTCGGCACCTACCAAGGAGTTCGAGAAACTGGTGCTGACCGGGAAGATCGAACACTTCGGCAATCCGGTCTTGCGGTGGATGCTCGCATCGACGCTCGTCAAGACCGATCCTGCGGGCAATATCAAACCCGACAAGGAGAAATCGACGCAGAAGATCGACGGCATCGTCGCGGCGATCATGGCACTCGGGGAGTGGATGACCGCACAGGCCGACGACGAGAGCAACCCGTATGAAAACAGAGGATTATTGACCTTATAACACGATACGATTATGAGCAGCAGAAAAATGAATCGAAAACAATACAAGCGTTATCACTCGCCGGTCATCGCCGCCGAGCGCGAGAAAGTCGAGGCTGAACTGTCGGCGATGAATCCGCTCGAACCCGAAGTGCGGCATTTCCTCTCGTTCGAGGGCTTCGCGGAACTCTACCTCCGTATGCGCGACCTCTATCCGACGCAGTTGGAGGCTTACGAACGGTTGGAGGATTTCTACATCACCATCACCGGCAAGCGCAGATACTCCGAATTCAGTTCATTCAGGAGGGTGTTGAATAGATATTCGAATCAAAATTGTTATATTTGTAAAGTTTTAAGGAAAAAATGATGATTGCATCTCGAAAAATAGAAGTCATAGACTTGTTTTGCGGCATCGGCGGCTTGAGTTTCGGCATGAAAAGCAAGGGTTTCGATATACTTGCAGGATACGATCTCGATGCCACATGCCGATATGCCTATGAAACGAATAACGAAGCGAAATTTATCTATAAAGATATCAAAACGGTATCCGCCGATGAAATCGGCGCATTGTACAGTAAAGATGCTATTAGGGTTTTAGCAGGATGCGCTCCTTGCCAGCCGTTTTCTTCGTATGCGTTCAAAAACAAAAAAAAGGATCCGAATAAATACGATTTGTTATATGAATTCGGACGGTTGGTAAAAGATACGTTGCCCGATATAGTCACGATGGAGAATGTCTCTCAAATTCTGACATTCAAAGATAAACCGGTCTTATCCGATTTCGTGAATCTTTTGAAAGAAAACGACTATCGAGTTTGGGTGAAGCCTGTATATTGTCCGGATTACGGAATTCCTCAAACGCGGAAACGATTGGTGTTGTTGGCGTCGCGCTTGGGCGAAATCGAATTGATCCCGCCTACGCATAAGCCGAACGAATATAAAACCGTTAAAGATACGATAGGCGGCCTGCCGGAACTGAAAGCCGGAGAGGTCGATCCGAACGATCCCTTGCACAGAGCCAAAGCATTGTCGCCGAAGAATCTCGATCGTATTCGAAATACTCCGTACGGCGGAGGATGGAAAGATTGGCCGGAAGAGTTGAAACTACGATGCCATAAAACGGATGGCGGCAGTTCGTTCGGAAGCGTTTATGGCAGAATGGTTTGGGAAAAACCGGCTCCTACGATGACTACCCAATGTACCGGATTGGGAAACGGAAGATTCGGACACCCGACCCAAGACCGTGCGATATCGGTCAGAGAGGCTGCCCTTATACAAACATTTCCGAAAACGTATAAGTTTTTCGCCGATGAGCAGTATGTCGCGATCACCAAAGCATCGAGATATATCGGCAATGCCGTACCTCCGAGGCTGGGAGAAATAATAGCGGAAAGCATATCGAAACATATAAACTCTAACCCGACCGATTTATGAACGCTTACACATTCAATATTTCGCTGAGCATATTGAATCATCTCGGAAGAAACCTATATCGAAGTTTTATCACCGTATTGGGAGAGGCTATTTCCAATGCTTGGGATGCCGATGCGCAGGATGTACGCATTACGATAGATCGGGATAAAAATATACTCATCATCGAAGATGACGGACGAGGAATGACTGAAGATGACTTCCAAAATAAATTTTTGAAGATCGGTTATTCAAAACGTAAGGATAATGTTTCTGCAACCGAAAACGGAAGACCGTTCATCGGGCGTAAAGGTATCGGAAAGTTGGCATTATTGTCTTGTGCGAAAAAAATAACAGTTCTGACTAAAACTGTAAATACGGATTTGGTCGGCGGCATTATCGATAATTCGGGATTGGATGAGGCGATTAAAGACGATGTTTCTACGAATGAGTATAAATTAGGTGTTCCTGATGCTTCTATTGTGGAACGATTCGGGAAAGATATGGTTTCAGGAACAGTTCTTTTGTTCGAAGAAATCAATGATGGGATCCGTAACAGAATCGAATACATACGGAAATTAGTCGCTTTGTATTTCCGATTTTCGTTGTTGGATCCAGCATTTCGTATTTTCTTGAATGACTCTCAAATAACATTGGACGAGTTGACGGATTTGATCAATGGGACACAATTTTTATGGAAAATCGATAACCCTAACGATCCTTATATTTCTGAGAAACTTCAAAGAAGCGAAGCTTTGAAGAAACAAAGAGATTTACATGCTGGAACAGATGCCATTTCTGGTTTTATCGCTTCTGTTGAGAAGCCGTCTATGCTTAAAATCAGAGAGTCGGAGGAAAAAGTAAGTATCGATTTATATGTAAATGGTCGATTGCGCGAAAAAGATATTTTGAAACATATTCCAACAACACGAATCGTCGAAAGTTATTTGTACGGACAAATTCACTATAACGCATTGGATGATGAAAATGATCGATTTACGAGTAGCCGAGAGGGCGTTGTATCGGATGATCCCAAGTTCGTCGCTTTCTTGAAAGAAATAGAAGAATTATTGAAAATCATCATTGACGACTGGGATAAATGGCGTACCGAATTGAATCAAGATGGAGATTCTGAAAATAAACGAATCTCCCGGAAAGAACGCAAATCGAGAGAACTATTCAGCGCTGTTTCCGATGATTTCGTACCGCCTAAAACAAATGCACCGAGTCGAAAAAAAGTCGAAGAATGGATCAATGATTTGGGACAAGACGCCGAGTTCAATTTTTCTTCGTACGGAGAATGTTTCGTTGCGGAAAATCTGCTTCGAAAATACATTGAAGACAAAAAGATTCAAATTCCGGAAAAATTGCAGAAACAAATCGAAGATTGGATACAAAAAGCTGAAATGCACAAGAATAAAGCTAATATCAGTTTCGATATTAGAGAAAATGCAACGGAATTATCCTATTGTGCAATGGACGATTTAGCCTATCTTGCCGATGATGAAACCGATAAAGATAAAAAGGCGTCATTGCGCAGGGATGCAGTAGAATATAAACCGATACGCGACGCTATGTCGCATACGTCTCGCTTAACGCATGCGGCAAAAAGTCGACTTACGGCAACATATGAAAATATTAAAGCACGAATTATCCAATTGCTCAATAATGCATAATGGCGGATACGGTCAGCAAAGAGAAACGTTCGGAGATAATGTCCCATGTAACGGGCAAAGAGACGAAACCCGAAATAATAGTCCGGAAATATCTGTTCGCGCGCGGCTTGAGGTATCGGAAGAATGTAAAGCGATTGCCGGGTACGCCGGATATCGTTTTCCCGAAATATAAGACTGCAGTATTCGTGAACGGCTGTTTTTGGCACGGACATAAAGAATGCAAGTATTCTCATCTGCCATCGACCAATCTCGAATATTGGGAGAAAAAGATCGCGGATAATTTAGAACGGGACGAACGGAAAAAACGTGAACTGGAAGAACTCGGATATCGCGTACTCACGGTCTGGCAATGTCAGTTGAAGCCCCGTGTCAGAGAAGAAAATTTAGAAAGATTGACAAATGAAATAATTTCGGGATAGACATTGTCTTATCCATATCTCGAACCGCTTCGCTATGTTTGTCTCGAATAAAGGCAAGCGACAGTGAAGTGGTTTTCATTTTTGCATAGGGGCGAGCGGCGCGACATTTCATCGATCGAATTCGAGGCTGCGGTGAATAAAGTCATTACCGCCGACACGGTCGCCGATGCTACGCGCCAGCCGTATATCACCGAGGAGGGTGCATTGAACCTCACGGCAGTTTGGGCTTGCGTGCGAATCCTCTCCGAAACGGTCGGAACGCTCCCTTTGCATCTCTATCGCCGTACTGCTCGCGGTCGCGAGCGACAGTACGACCACCTCTGCCACCGACTCGTGCAGGTTCCCAACTCCTATTCCACACGTTTCGATCTGATGCACCACTTGATGGTCTCGTGCGCTTTGTGGGGCAACGGCTATGCCCGCATCTTTCGGGACAAACGCTACCGTCCCGTTCGGCTGAAGTTCATCCATCCTGCCCGTATCGAGCCGCTCCTTACTGACAACGACGAACTCTTCTACCGATCGGACACGGGCGAACTGCTCCCGAACGAAGACGTCATCCACCTGCGCGGGCTCACGACCGACGGTTACAAGGGTAAAAGTCCGATTGCCGTCCATCGCGACAACCTCGCACTCTCCGTCTCTGCGCAACTCTACGGCAAACGGTTCTTCGATCAGGGCGGCAATATGTCGGGCGTCTTCAAATATCCCTCGACGCTCAAGCCCGAAGCCTACCAGCGGCTCAAGAAAGACCTCATCGCTCAATCGGTCGGTTTGCACAACGCCCACGTTCCGCTGCTGTTGGAGGGCGGTATGACTTACGAACGCATCTCCATTCCTCCCGAAGATGCGCAGTTCATCGCTACGCGCAAGTTCCAAAAGACCGAGATCGCCACCATCTACGGCATTCCGCCGCATATGATCGCCGATTTGGAACGTGCCACGAACAACAACATCGAGCATCAGGGAATGGAGTTCGTGCAGTATTGCCTGATGCCGTACCTCGTCCGCATCGAAGAGGAGTTCAACCGCAAACTGCTACGCGATGACGAGTTCGGGGAGTATTACTTCCTCTTCGGCCTGAACGGACTGCTGCGCGGCGATGCCAAGACCCGCTCGGAATACTACAAGAATATGAATATCGTCGGCGCGATGTCTGCCAACGAAATCCGCTCCCTCGAAGATATGAACTCTTACGATGGCGGCGACGAATACTTCGTACAAATGAACATGCAGCCGGTAACGACTGCCGTAAAACCTGAAACGAATGGAACCGAATAATGAAATAGAGATCCGGAGCCTTATCGGCGATCTGCATATCGAGAGCCGCGAGGAGGAAACCGTCAGCCGGACGATCGTCGGCTATGCCGCGAAGTTCGAGAGTTGGAGCGACCCTATTATGGGGTGGTTTCGGGAGAAGATCGCTCGGGGCGCGTTCGACGGGTGCGACCTGTCGGACGTTATCATGTGTTTCAACCACAACACCGATTCGATTCTCGCACGCACGACGAGCGGTACGCTGCGATTGGAGGCGGACGACGTAGGGCTGCGCTTCGCGTTCGAGGCTCCGAATACGACTTCGGGGAGCGATATGCTGGAGCTGGTACGCCGGGGCGACGTCTCGAAATGCTCGTTCCGCTTCGGCGTCGAGCAGGACGAGTGGCAGTATGCCGATGAGCAGAACGGTCTCGCGATGGACGAGCGGACGATACTCCGGTTCTCGCGTGTGGTGGATGTGTCGCTCGTGGTATTTCCCGCCTATCCCGAAACCGAAGCCTCGGTGAGATATCTCGAAGAGCGGAAAGCCGAGTACCTGCGCGAACACGCACCGCAACCGGAACGAAATGATCGTGCTGTCGCTGAAAGCCAGGCAAGAAAGCGATTGACGGATACGTTGAAGTTGAAGAGATGATTATCGATTTCTCGCGAACTCTTCTGCGGTTTCTATCAAGTCGAGTTTGATTTCGTCCCAATCAAGACCTCGCAGACATACCGGATCGAGGTCGGCATCTGCAAGTGCGAAGTCCGTAAATTTATCCAGCAACTCTTCTGCGTCGTGCTCCCATTCGTGTCTGCGGGCATGCAGCGCGAACATCTCGGCAAGCGGATATTCATCGAGAAGCATGTGCAGGTCCCAGAAATCCTTTTTGCGACCGCCGCGCGAGACGACATTCATCTTCATGGCGATGATATCCCGAACGCTCGCCATGCGGATCCCATCGAGAACTTCCGCTGTTTCGAGAAACGGATCGGTGTACATCAAGTCGAGTTTGACTGCGTCTTCCTCCGATCGTCCGATATAATATCCTCGTCCGAAGCCTACGATGGAGGTCGTATCGCTGCAATCGTAGTATGGAAAATGCGAGCGCAAAAACCGTTCGAATGCCCGAAAATCGAGACTTCGATATTCGGCATCGGTAAACAGGTCGATATCGACCGATTTGCGATGTCCGTAGCGCAAACTCAGGTTCGTGCCTCCGACCAGTCGGAACGGGGCGAACAACTTATCCGCCATCAGGATCCCGAGCGTCTCTTTCAAAAGCGGCGTTACCGTTTCGTAATGCAGTTTATTTTCGCAGGTCATATCGTTGCGTCGTATTTATGCGGTATGCATTGCTCGGCCGGACGGTATCGAGCGCCGATAACGGTATCCCGTAGAATCTTGCGATTTCCGCTTTTTCGGCATCGCTGCCGCGCTCCGCAACGCGTGCGATTACGGCATCTTTGTATCGTCCCCAATCGATCGAATCGAAATCGGCATCCCAAAAGAGCGACCGGCGAATAGCCGGTACGCCGTCGATCGACCGGCTCTTCATGCGATTCTTGTACTCGGCGATTTCATAAAACGCCTGAAGCGTCAACAGGAATCCTTCATCGTATCCGAATGCATGTTCGATTTTCAATGCCATCTCGACCGTCAGATTGCGACGTCCCGTAATGATGGCATTGAGCGTTTGGCTGTGTTCTCCGATGGACGCTGCGAACGACCGCTGACTGAGATTGCGTTTCTTCAAATCCCGGTCGATGAGCTTTCCCGGATGGATACCTTTCAGTATGTCGATTCTGTTCTTCATGATTCTTGTTGCAAATATACGTAATGCAAACGAATTTGTTTGCAAAATTATTGCCTTTTTTATTTTCGGCATCGAAAATCGGTTTTCCGAACTGCGACAAAGTTTCCCTTTCGAGGCTGTTCGGTGGATTAAGTTTGCTTCCGAACGAATCAATAACGAGATTTATGAGCAAACTGAAAACCCTTAAAGAGAGCCGCGCTGCCGTGTTCGCAAAGATCGACGAATTGCGTACCGCGACCGACGGGCGAGAAATGACCTCCGAGGAGCAGGAGCGGTGGAATACGTTGCTTGCGGAGTACGAGCAGGCCGATCGCGCCGTCGAAGCCGAGGAGCGCTACGTCGATATCGAGCGCCGGCAGGCCGAGCAGCAGTATGCCCGACAGACTTCCGGCGAGCAACCCGACGAACGTCGTGCCGAGGAGTACCGCACCGCTTTCCGCGACTACCTGCTGCGCGGCGCTGCGGATATTTCGCCCGAACACCGGACACTCTTCGAGCAGCGCGCCGGCATCACGGGTTTGTCGGGCGGCGTGATCGTCCCTTCGTCGCTGGCCGACAGTATCGAGGTCGCGCTGAAAGCCTACGGCGGGATGTTCGAGGCGGGTTCCATTCTCACCACGAGCAAGGGCGGCGACCTGATTATGCCGACGGTAAACGATACCGATGCGAAAGCTACGGTCGTTGCCGAGTACCAGCAGTCGACCAAGTCCGCACCGTCGTTCGGCTCCGAAACGCTCAAAGCCTACACCTACCGCACGCCCATCGTCCCCGTGTCGTTGGAGCTGTTGCAGGACTCTGCATTCGACCTCGAATCGCTGCTTTCGGGTCTGTTGGCAGAGTCGTTCGGGCGGGGCATCAACTACGACCTCACACGCGGCAACGGCAAGGGTAAACCCAAGGGCATCGTCGAGTGGGCGCACGCCTGTGCCGTCAGTCCTTCGGGCAACGGGATTTCGCTCGACGCACTGATCGAGCTCGTCAAGGGCGTGGATTCCTCCTATGCCCGACACGGGCGGTTCATGTTCAACCGCAATACGCTCTACTCGCTCGTCAAGATCAAGGATACGACGGGACGCTACATCTGGCAGGAGGGGGCGAAGGACGGTACGCCGCCGACCTTGTTCGGCAAGGCGTATATTCTGAACGACGACCTCGACGATGCCGCAGCGGGCAAGACTTCGGTGCTGTTCGGCGACTTCTCGAAGTTCAAGATCCGTATGGTCCGATCGTTCCGCGTGATCCGCCTGAACGAGCTGCTCGCCGAGTACCTTTCAATCGGGCTGTTCGGCTTCGCCCGCACGGACGGCATCCTGTTGGACGCCGGTACGCACCCCGTTCACAAGTTGGTGCATAAATCGGCGTAAGGAATGACGGTAATCGAGATGCGGGAGCCGCCGATCGCGCTGGAACTCGCCAAGCAGCACCTGCGGGTAGGCAGCGCCGCCCATGACGATACTTTGATCGCTGCGAAACTCGACATGGCCGTTGCCGTGGCGGAGGATATGACCGGACGGATCATTCGGGAGAAGAGGGTACGGTTCGACGTATCGATCCCCTCCGACGCTCCCATCGTCCGTCTGCCCGTCCCTACGACGTGCATCGAGCGGCTCTCCGTCTCTCGAACCATCGTTCCCGAATCCGACTACACGCTTTCGGAGGACGACTACGACCCGATGCTGATTGCCGAGCCGCAGTACGGCGGACAGACCGCAACGGTTACGGCCGTCGTCGGCTACGATCGCGATAATATACCTCCTGCAATCAAGGCGGCTATTCTGTTGATCTTGGGTACGCTCTACGACAACGAATCGGACAATCTGGTCGGCCGCTCCGTCTCGGAGCTGTCGCTCACGGGCGAAAAACTCCTGCTTCCGTGGCGGGTAACCCCTTACGGCGATGTTTGACACGCGAATCGAAATCCTCGAATATGCCGAGGAGCGGGACGAGTACAACGACCTCACGAAATCGCTCCGGCGCGTCGCCGTCTGCTACGCCCAGCGTACCGAGAACGGCGGTCGGGAAAACCTCTACGCCGGACGCATCGTCCACGAGAACGAAACGGTCTATACGATCCGTTGGCAACCCGACCTGCGCCCCGATATGGTCGTTCGCGACGAGGGGTATCTGCGGAAGATAATCTCGATCCACGAGGAGGGACGCCGCTGGCGCCTGCACCTCAAATGTCGGAAGAGCGATGCTGACGATCGAGGTTGAAGGTTATGCCGCAGCCAAGCGAATTATGGACGAACTGCCGAACACGATGCAGAAGCGGATGCTGCTTGCGGCTCTGCGCGCCTCGGCCAAGCCGATGTTGCAATCGGCACGGAGCAAGGTTCCCGTCCGTACGGGCAAACTGAAGAAGCAGCTGCGCACGGTTCGCTACAAGGACCGCAACGCTTCGAAGTCGGAGGTAGCCATCGCCGTGAAGCCGGTTTTCGAACGCACGAAGAAGAAAGGCGCCGTGAACGAATACTACGGCAAGTTCATCCACGAGGGAACTGCCGATCCGCGCACCTCGAAAAAGGGCAAACTGTTAGTATTCGACGATGCACAGGGCAAAAAGGTCTTCGTCCGCAGCGTAAAGGGCATCCGGCTGACGCCTTATCTGGAGCAGGCTTATACGGAGAACTCCGAGCGCACGGTAGCGATCTTCGGCGACGAGTTGGCTGCGGCAGTTGAGAAGTTCGTGAATAAAAACTTCGCACCGGTATCGAAATGACGGATTTCAAGAAGCAGCTGATCGCACTTTTGGAGCAGGAGATTCCCGAATTGGCGGATAAGATCCAAGCCGGTGCGGTCGATGCCCGGACGCCTGCGCCTTTCGCCGCGTTCTCCGTACCGGAGGAGACGCCCGTAAGGACGCTGCAC